CGACCGTCCACAGGCCAGCCCCGCCTCCGTCCGCTGCCGTGTCATCGCTGCCCAAGTTCATGCGGCAGGACGTCGATGCCGGCAAGGAAAACATCGGAAAGGACGATATCGAAATCCCGCGTCTAAAGTTGATGCAGGGTCTGTCGCCCGAATTGCAAGAATACGATGGATTGAAGGCCGGGTATTTCTTCCATCCAGCCGCCGAGTACATCTTTGACGGTCCGTTTCGTGCAGTGCCAGTGTTCATGGACCAGCGCTACATCTTGTGGCGCCCACGTGATGCAGGAGGTGGCATTCTGGCCAGAGCCGACGATGGCATTCACTGGTCGCCGGCACAGGGACAGTTCACCGTGCAGCTTGACAAGAAGGACGGCGGCGACAGCGTCGTATGGACGCTGGCAAAGACCGTACAGGAAAGCGGCCTCGCCAACTGGGGTACCATGAACCCGAGTGATCCCAATTCGCCGCCGGCAGCGACCCTCATGTATAACTTTCTGCTGGCGTTTCCTGACGAGCCTGACCTGATGCCGGCAGTGCTGTCGTTTCAGCGCTCATCGATCAAGATCGGACGGCGGTTCAATACCAAGCTGAAGACGGTGAGAGCGCCGATTTTCGGTACGATCTGGGAATTTCGCTCGGCAGAAGACACCAACACGCGCGGCCAGAGCTTCTTTAACATCGACGTGCACAGTGCCGGCCTCGTTTCCGACGAGAACCAGTACATGCAGTATCGCTCGATGTACGAAACTTTCTCAGCGCGCGGACTTGCGATCAAGGACATCGAAGGTCTGCAATCTGAGGAGGACGCTGCTGCCGGCGATACGGCAGATGGTGGGGCGGAAGATCAGTCGGATAGTCCACGGTTCTGAGTAGCTGTCCAACTTGTCATCCCTAACCCCTGCACCGGGACCATTTCCTAGGCTTGGTCCCTAGAAGGTTTGCCAGTGGTAGGCAGGCAATGCCACTGGACCTTTGCCAGTTCTAGGAAACTGGCCATTTGCCGTTTTGCTAAACGGCACGGTGCCAACACGGGTGTGGCTGCGGTTGTGGGTGACGCAGGTTAGGAACCCTCATCAATATAGGAGAGGAACGATGGAAACTACCGAATTCGAGCGTCTGGAAACCATTCTCAATTCACTCAGGCCCGCACTCAAGGACATGAACGAGAAGTCGTCACAGTTCGTGCGCGATCAGATCGAGCGCGTCGATCAGTACGGCATTAATGTGCGCATGTCGCCCAAGCAACTGAGCTGGCTGGAGTCGCTGTACGAAAAGCATGTCGGCAAAAAGCTCAAGGACCCAAAAAAGGACGATCGGCGCGACACGCTGGAAAAGAAAGATGACATCGACGATGAGATACCGTTCTAAAATGCTCGCACGTAGCAAGAAGAAGTCAAAAACGCGCGTAGCCGATGACGTGCTGCAGCAGCTACTCAATCGCCTGCCGCACGAACAGACTCGCTGCGTGGACGTCGAAACTACCGGCCTCGACTGGCGTCAGCACTGCATTGTCGGCTACGTTCTTAATTTCGGCCCGCGCGATGACGATTCCTATTACGTGCCATTTCGCCATGCTGGTGACGCCAATATAGGAGGGCGTCACGGCTGTCAGATACCGATCGACTGGGACGGCAAACTGGCACCGGGTGAGGAGCTGTTGGTACGCGCGATCGACCGACCCGGCACGTTGTTATTCGGCCACAACATGGCATTTGACCTGCGCTTCCTGTCACGTGTCGGGTTCACTTTTCAGCCCCGGATCGAGGACACCAGCATCAACGAACCGCTGCTTGATGAGTTTGTCGGCAAGTATTCGCTCGAGGCCTGCGCCAATCGTCACAAGGTGCGAGCCAAGAAGTCTTCTGAAATCATCGCCTATCTGCGCCAGCAATTTCCCGAAATCAAGGATGACAAGGCAGCAATGGGCCACTACTGGCGCCTTGCCGGTGACGACAGGACGGCAGTTGAATATGCCTGCGGCGATGGCGTCACGACTTGGCAGCTGCGCGAAGCCCAGATGGTGCAGATCGCCAAGCAGGACCTGACGCTGGTGCATGACGTCGAGAGCCGATTGATCCCGGTGCTGGTACGCATGATGGTGCGCGGCATCAAGGTGGACATGGAGCGGCTGGAATGGCTGATCGAACGGATCGATAAGGACGTTGAACAGCTGCAAAACCAATTCCCGTCCGAATTCAATGCTCGTTCACCGGTTGATGTGCAAAAATGGATGGAAAAGCACGGCCACACCGACTGGCCGACCACCGCGCCTAGCAAGACCCGACCGCAAGGCTCGCCTTCGTTCACGTCTGACTATCTGGACCGGCACGATGCCGGCAGGAAGATCATCAAACTGCGCAAATGGGAGAACCTGAAGGCATCGTTCTGCGTACCGTTGCAGGAGCGTCACTTGTGGAAGGGACGCGTGCACACTTCGTTCAATCAGCTGCGCGGCGACGACTACGGCACTGTGACCGGACGCCTGTCGTCGAGCGACCCCAACATGCAGCAGGTGCCTGTGCATGATCAAGAACTCGGGGAATTGTATCGCTCGGTGTTCGTGCCAGATTTTGATTGGTGGGGCGAGTGTGATTTCAGCCAGATCGAGCCGCGCCTGATGGCCTACTACACGCGTTCGAAAGTGTTCCTCAACGACTATCGTACCAATCCGAAGGCCGACGCTCACACCGCCGTCAGCAAGGCGATGCTGCGCGTCACCGGTATAAACTGGGACGATCTGACGCCGACGGAGCAGCGTCACCATCGCAATAACAAAGGAAAGCGCGTGAACCAGACAATTATAACTGGTGGCGGCAAGAACGCGATCGTGCACAAGTACAAGGTGCCGGCGAGCGAGGCTGAGGGTATGATTGCTGAATATCATCGTGCGCTCCCGGAGCTGCGACCATTCCAGAACAAAGCGGCACACCGGTTCCGTACGCGCGGTTACGTGCTGTCGCTGCTAGGTCGGCGTGCACGCCTACAACATCGTGAAAAAGATTACACAGCCTTCAATAGGCTCTTACAGTGCGGCAACGCCGACATATTAAAGGAAAAACTCGTTGCAATCGACGACTTCCTGCGCACGCAAAAAGCGCCTGTAGAAGTCTTGCTAAATTGTCACGACGCAGTCTCATTTCAGTTTGACGAAGAGGCACGGCCAGTGTATGATGAGTGCCGGCGCATCATGCAGGATTTCAGCAGCGAAAAGGCAACTATAAAACTCGACTTGCCGATTATAGTAGATAGCGGCGAAGGCAAGAACTGGGCGGAAGCAACTTATGCGAAATAGAGAGCAGAAGAACTGGGAGAATGAGAACTATCGCAGGCGGTACGCTGCTCATCCGTCACTGCGCCAGAAAAAGCGCCAGCGTGCTGCCACTTGGATTGATAATCACCACGAGCGATGGCTGCTTCGCCAAATCAAGCTACGCGCTAAGAAGACCGAAATTCGATTTAATCTAACTGTCGAAGACATTGTTGTTCCCAAGCGATGTCCCGTGTTTGGCATTCCTTTGCAACGAGGCAAAAAGCATTCTTGCGACAATAGTCCGACAGTTGATCGCATCAACCCCGACAAAGGTTATGTAAAGGGCAACGTAGCAATTATCTCGCGCCTCGCTAACTCACTCAAAGGCAAAGCTACGGCAGCTCAGCATCGACGTATTGCTGACTGGATGGACACACGCGCATGAACGAACTCGATCTTCAGTCCATGATCGTCAACGCTGTTGATGGCGTCAAGGGCCGCGCCCACAAGATGAGTAACCGCTTCCTAGTAGGAGTGGCCGATCTGCTGGTTAAGCTGCCGGAATGGCCGGCAGGTTTTCTGGAAGTGAAGCAGCGCGACTATCCGACCACGGACGCGCGTTTCACGTGTGACGTCACCAAGCCGCAGCAGACTTTCCTGCGCGGGTTCGACGCTGCCGGCATGCCGTGCGGCGTGGCCTCGTTCCTGCAGGACAGTTATGGTTCCGGCCTCAAGCTGTGGCTGAACATTTCGACGTGGGAGACGATGAGTTATGGTGATAGCACTATTAGGCCGTTCTCAATGACGCGCACGGCCTATACGTTCCTCGGCAAGCACGACGAGCGGGCCGGTAACATCGTGACAATACTGCACAACTGGATGCTGGAGTGGGACAAGCAACGATGACTGAGGCCAATGATCTGACCGTTACATTTAAGCAGCGGGGCAGCACCCACGGCAGCTATGAAGAAAATGCCGAAGTGACGATGGCAATACGCAACATCATGCGGACAGCTGGCAATTGGAATAATCTATCCATGGCGCAACGACTGTCACTAGACGAAATCGCGCTGAAGCTAGCGCGAATCGTGTCGAAAGGCGCCGACCCGCACTTCAAGGAACACTACCACGACATTCAAGGCTATGCCAAGCTGGGAGAGGATGCGTGCGATGTACGATAATTTCCTGTTTCCCGGCAAGGCCTCGTTCCTGATCGGTGGTCAATTCGGATCGGAGGCGAAAGGCGCCGCCGCCGCATCGCTCGCCGCCGAACTGGCAAAGAATGGTATGGGTTACGACATCTGCACCACCAATGCCTCGGCGCAGGCCGGCCATACTTCGATCCACAATGACAGAAAACGTGTAGCTTTCCACCTGCCGACCGTTGCACTGATCCAGCAGCAGGAGCTGACCAGAAAGCCTGTCATCTATCTCAACGCTGGCTGTGCGATCGATGTCGAAATCCTGCGCACCGAATTGTGGGAGTATGGTGTCGATCTGACCAAGTTCTTCGTTCATCCCAACGCCGCCGTCATCACCGACGACTGCAAACTGGCAGAAGGACGCAGCGACAGCGCGCAG